GCCACGAGTTTTAAATTGAGTTCCGATTGCGTATTCCATATTAATTCTCCCTATATTGAGCGATTGCGATTGCCATTGCTGCTTCGGCTTCTTGAAGATTGCCACCAGCGATCAAGACATTACGAGCTGCAGCGTCAATGCGACCTAAATTCATAATGTTGAACTGGATGCAGTTGCCAATACGATTGAAGATCTCATTCACTTGGCGATCCATGACTCTATTTGCGTTTCTCATTTTTAAACCCCTTGAAATAAAACAGCGTAATTACGATCCAAACCCTGCATGATTCTCTCAGCACGTTCGGCTCCGAAGACATACTGGAGGAACGGGACTGGCTCACCCTGAATGGGAACCCGATTACCGAAACCTCGAACAACCAACAAAGCATTCATTTCAATTTCCTTTCGTGGAAAAACAAACTACATTCTTAGTATCATACTAATTAAGCATAGCGTCAATAGGCTTGAGAAATATATTTTCAGGTGTTGTATTTGTAATACACCTCAAAAAAAACTTGCATTTTCTTAAAAATCTGTTGACATTATGCTAAATAGGTATATAGTAGAGGTGTAGTCTTTGATAAACACGAAAGGAAATCAAAATGGCACGTCAATTAAGTATCCCAGCCCAAGCAGCAGGAATGATCCGTCAATACATGAGGGCAAACGGAATCGCTGGCAGTGTTCGCAGTGAAAGCTACAGCATGGGAAGCAGCGTCAATGTAAGTGTTGTTGATATGCAGCCAGCAGCAGTAGCGGAATTGGAAGCGTATGCAAACCAGTTTCAGTACGGCAATTTCAACGGAATGGAAGATATTTACGAATACAGCAATAGTCGTGATGACTTACCCCAAGTGAAATTTGTTTTTGTCCGTAACGAAATTAGCCCTGAATTACGTCAATCAATTTGGGATTACGCAAGAGGGTATTACGCTGGAATGGAAAATGCCCCAGTAAATGCCGATGAAGCCAGCCGTTTTTATAATGCGTACTTTAATCAGTATGGAAACGTAATAATCTACCGTTTATTTGCTGGCGGTTATATGCAAAACCAATATTGGGACTTTGTGAATGGAGTCGAGGAGGACTTGGCTGCATGATTACCAACAAAAGAAATAGAGGGGGGATGGGATACGTCCCCACTGCTCAAGAGATTATTGAGTCACGAGGGCATTTATCCCAATCCAAAGCAGCCAGTTTGATCTATACTACTCAAGCTCGATGGAGTAATTACGAAACTGGTAAAAGTCGAATGCACCCTGCTCACTGGGAGCTATTCCTTATGAAGAAAGGAGAAGAAGATGCCTAAGAAGATGACTTTTGAAGAAGCTCGTGCCGAATGGCTTAAAGAGCTTAACGGGCGAGACATGGCGCAATACGGCAATGATCTCGAAAAAGAACAAGACGCAAAGGTAGCAGCTTCTATGACTCCCGAATACCTAGCTATTTGGAAGAAAGCAGCTAAAGAAACCGATGCGGAAGGCAACTAAAAAGCCCGTTGATGGGATAGTCGGTGGCGCATTACGACCTAATGCAAGCATTGCTGCCGACTACGCTAAGCCGACAGTTGATCTGATCGGCTTAATGTCTAGGGATGTCGAGCGACACCTAAAGAAGCTATTTAAAGAGAATGAGTTTGGATTTGCGATGGATGCGTCCATTTCAAGTCAAGCTCGTATTCTTTTGAACTGGCTGCTTGCTAAGTGGTCAAAACGCTTTAACGACATCGCCAAGAGCTCAACAGAGCGCATGATAGAGCGCACTATCCGCAACTCAGCCGTAACGCTGGGGCTGTCATTAAAGGACGCTGCGGAGGATTTTAAGATCGACACTTCCTTTAGGAATGCTCAGATCAATGATGTAATCAAAGCCAGTACTCAAGAGGCTGCAAACCTAATCAAAGTAATCCCGCAAAAGTACCTTGCCGAAGTGCAGGGTCAAGTCATGCGGAGTATTACGACTGGAAAAGGAATGGAAGATCTAGTACCTTTCCTGACAAAGAAATACAATGGCAACATTCGTCATGCGAGAAATACTGCGCTGGATCAGACTCGCAAGGCATATCAGTCAATCAATACTTCAAGACTCAAAACTCTTGGAGTGAAAAAGTTTATATGGATCCACTCAGGCGGTGGTAAGGAGCCGAGAGAGAATCATATTAGAATGTCGGGTAATGAGTATTCATTCGACAATCCCCCCGTAATTGGGGTAATGTACGGGGAAGAAGTGCGGGGATTACCCGGTGATTTACCAAATTGCCGTTGTATTTGCAAACCAGTCATCAACTTTGATTTAGACGAATAAGGAATTAACATGAATGAAAAAATGAACGCTGTTGAATCAGCAAACGCTTCCCTCGCTTCTTTGGCGGGTATGGGCGAAGTAGCTCATGCAGAAGGTGTTTACACTTTCCGCTGTTTCGATAAAGAAGGCGGTTCGCTGCTTTGGGAAGAAAAGATCGACAACGTAGTCTGCACCTTGGGTAAAAACTTGATGCTTCAGTCTTCTTTGACTGGCTCAGCTTACACCGTAGTAGGTCCATACATGGGCTTGATCTCCTCAGTCGGCTTTACTGCTGTTGCTGCTGGCGATACCATGACATCCCATACTGGATGGAATGAAGCTGGATCTACTAACGCTCCTACTTTTGCTGCTCGTATTGCTCCTGCATTCGGTACAGCTTCTGCTGGCGCAATCGGTACAAGCACTCCAGTAAGCTACACAATGACTGGTGCTGGTACATTGCAAGGCGCATTTATTACTTACGGCACTGGTGCAGTATCTACTTTGATGGATACTAACGGTGTATTGCTGTCTGCTGGTGTATTTACAGGCGGTGCTCAGCCAGTTAATAGCGGTAACGTAGTACAAGTTACTTACTCACTCAGCCTTTAATTTAGGAACCAATCATGACAATATTTACTAAAGGTCAAGAAGTCTCTCAAGTAATCACAGCTCCTATCGTGGGAACTGTAGAAAAATTTGCTTTTGACGAAAACACTGGTGAGCGTACCGTTCTTGTAGCTTTTAAAGATGCAGACGGTAACGACCAAGTGCGTTATTTCAAAGAATCTGAAATCGCTGCCGTTTAATCATGGCATTTAGATTAGTTGATCGGGTAAGAGAGACAGCGATCTCTCCCGGCACTGGCACAGCCGTACTTACTGGAGCTGCGCTTGGCTATCAAACCTTCTCCGCTGGAGTGGGCGCAAATAATACGACTTACTATGTTATTGCGGATCAGTCAGGAGCAAACTGGGAAGTAGGCTACGGAACTGTAGGAGCATTGGGTACAACTCTTGCTAGAACCACAGTCCTATCCTCATCCAATGCTGGCGCACTCGTCAACTTTTCTAGTGGCACTCAAGACGTTTGGGTAGATTACCCAGCAACTCGTGCAGTCAATTTAGACTCAAGCGGAAAGCTAAGCTTTGGTGGGAATGGCACTGGTTATGCTGATTGGGCAAGTGCTGCTCCTACCGTTGCTGCTGGACGTATGTGGTACAACGGAACCGATGGCTCATGGAATTTGGGCATGGGTGGTGGAAACATTACCCAGCAAATCGGTGAGGAGTTGTTTTACTACGGCAAAGCTTCTGCTGCAATTACAGACTCTCCGCTTCAAATTATCAAACAAACTGGAGTAGTTGGCGCAAGCGGAGTTATTACTTTTGCCCCGACAACTTCAGGAATTACTGATGGCAGCCTTATTGTTGGTGTAGCCACAGAATCATTGGCATTAAATGCTTTTGGTCGAATCACGACTTTTGGTGTTATTCATGGAGTTACCACTGATGGATCTGCTTATGGAGAAACATGGGCAGACGGTGACGTTATTTGGTACAACCCAGTAACAGGAAATCCAACAAAAATCAAACCAGTCGCTCCAAATATTAAAGTTCAAATCGGAACTGTAATTAATGCTGGATCGGGTGGATCGGGTTCATTCTCGGTAGAAATTAATCATGGATCAGTGCTTGGTGGCACTGACTCAAACGTACAACTGACTTCCGCAACTGGCGGTCAAATCCTTACTTACAATCAAACTGGTCAATATTGGGCTAACGTATCTCTAGGAGCAGGAACTGGTTTTTCTGCAACTGCTGGAGTTGGCGGGTCTTTGTCGATTGGCGCAAGCGTTGCAGCCATTGGCACTTGGATGGGTACACCGTCCTCTGCTAATCTTTTGGCAGCAATGACCGATGAAACTGGTATTGGATTGCTGGTATTTAACAATACCCCAACCTTTATTTCTCCTTTATTGGGAACTCCGACAAGTGGAAACCTTTCAAATTGTACGAATATTCCTGCAGGACAGCTCACAGGGACGATTCCTTCAGGAGTCTTAGGTAACTCTACCCTTTACGTTGGCACGACTGCCATAGATCTGAATAGAGCCTCTGCTAACCTAGCTTTGACTGGTTTGCTCAGCGGTACATTCCAAGGCTCAACATCGGGCAGCGTTCAACTTATTCCTGCTGCTGCAGCGGGTACAGGAACTGTCCTGACAATGCCAGCGACAACTGGCACGATCATTACTTCGGGCGATAGCGCAACCGTAACCAATACGATGCTGGCTGGCTCTATTGCCAATGCCAAACTATTGAATAGCTCGGTTACGTTTAACGGTGTATCCGTTGCACTAGGTGCTTCAGGCACTATCACTGCTGCGAATCCTAATGCGCTGACAATCAGCTCCCCATTAAGCGGAACCAGTTACAACGGATCTTCTGCGGTGACTATTGCTTTGGCTGCTGGGTACGGTGACACTCAAAACCCATTCGCCTCAAAAACTGCAAAATATTTTCTAGCTGCGCCTAATGGCACTGCTGGAGATCCTACTTTCCGAGCGATTGTTGCTGCAGACATTCCTACACTGAATCAAAACACTACAGGTAGCGCAGCGACTCTGACAACAGGTCGAACTATTGGCATGACTGGTGATGTCACTTGGACATCGGGTTCATTTAATGGCTCTGCTAACGTAACTGGTACAGCAACCTTGGCTACGGTAACTGTTGCTAAAGGTGGTACTGGTTTAACCACTACCCCAGCAAACGGTGCTTTGGATATTGGTAACGGAACTGGGTTTACTCGTACCACTTTGACTGCTGGTGCTGGCATTTCAATTACAAATGGAACAGGCACAATAACTATTGCTAATACTGCTCCTAACATTGTCGCTTCTTATTTAGTCGTTGGCGGTGGCGGTGGTGCTGGTTCTGCATTTGGTGGTGGTGGAGGTGCTGGTGGTTTATTAAGTGGCACAGTAACTCTTGCATCATCAACTACATACACAGTTACTGTCGGTGCTGGAGGTGCTGGAGCAAATGGCTCTATTGGCATACAAGGAAGTAGCTCACAATTTGGTACATTAACTGCATCCATAGGCGGAGGCGGTGGTGGAGCTGGTGGAGCTGGCGGTAGTGGAGGTTCAGGAGGAGGAGCTGGTTCTTATGGTGGTGCTCCTACATTTACTGCTGCTTCGGGGACATCTGGACAAGGTAATGCTGGTGGTCAAAATACTGGTTCAGCAAACTACGGCACAGGTGGCGGAGGGGGTGCTGGTGCAGTAGGTGGAACAGGGACAACAACAGTTAATGGTGATGGTGGTGTAGGAGTAGCTTCTTCTATTACAGGCTCATCTGTAACTTATGCAGGTGGCGGAGGAGCTGCTGGTGGTCTAGGATTTATTGCTCTTGCAGGTGCAGGTGGTGCTGGAGGTGGCGGTGCTGGAGGTAGTGTTGGTACTTCATGGATTGGTGTTTCTGGAACTGCTAATACAGGTGGTGGTGGAGGTGCTGGTGCATATAGTGGTTCAGCTTGGCAAACAGGTGGAGCAGGTGGTTCTGGTGTAGTTATTCTTTCAATACCAACTTCTTTGTACACAGGCACTACAACTGGTTCTCCAACTGTTACTACTTCAGGTTCTAATACAATCATGAAATTTACTGCTTCAGGGAGCTACACAGCATGAGCCATTTCGCTAAAGTCCTCGATGGAAAAGTTGTTCAAGTCATTGTTGCTGAACCTGAATTTTTCGATACTTTTGTCGATAGCAGCCCCGGTACTTGGATTCAAACTTCTTATAACACTCGTGGGAATGTGCATTACGATCCATATACAAACGAGCCTGATAACAAACCACCTTTGAGGGCAAATTTTGCTGGTATTGGATATTTTTATGACTGGCAAAATGACGTTTTTTATTCTCCACAGCCATATCCATCATGGACGTTAAATAAAACAACTTGGCTTTGGGATGCCCCTGTCCCGCTTCCAACTGATAGGTTTGATTATATTTGGGACGAAGAAAATCAATCTTGGGTAATTCCTAGCGATACGGTGGCTTAATTGTTCGGCAGCTCTCCCTTTTCGAGTGCGCCAATATCAGGGCTGTTTGGGGCTGGTTCGGTAACTTATGTCGTTACCATTTCCGAAGCTGGCAATGCTCAAGACACTCAATCCGTACTGGTTCTTGTTTACGTCTCTTTAGCTGAGACAGCAACTCCAGTCGATGTCGTATCTCAAAATACAACCCTCCCAGTATCTTCAATTACAGAAGCTGCAAACGCAGTAGATACAGTTTCACAGTCAATGACGGCTCCGAATAGCATTTCCGAGGCTGGATCTGCAGCGGATACCGTTTCAGAAAACATGACTGCTCAGGGAGTAGTCTCTGAATCAGGGTCTGCCGTTGATGTAGTTTCTCAAAATTCGACTTCTCCAGTAGAAATTACTGAATCAGGAAACGCTCAGGACACTCAGTCCGAAACAATGTCTGCCCCTATATTTGTAGAGGAAGCTGGCAATGCCGTTGATGTAGTTTCGGAAAATATGACTGCCTCATTGGAGGTTTTGGAGGCTGGGAATGCCGTTGATACCGTATCCGAAAATACGACAGCCCCCGTAACCATAGAGGAATTTGCTTCTGCCGTTGACGAAGTATCGAAAACCATGACTAGCCCAACTTCTATTTTTGAAGCTGCTAGTGCGCTAGATGCCCAGTCTGAAGACATGACTGCCCCAATCAGCATAACTGAGTCTGCAAATGCTGAAGACACCCAGTCCGAAAACATGATTGCCTCAGTGACGGTGACAGAGACAGCCAATGCCGTTGATAGCGTTTCTCAAAACGTAACGGCTTATTTGACAGCCATTGAGACAGCGGATGCAATAGACACTCAAACGCAAAACATGATTGCGCTGCTGTCTGTAGTTGAGTCAGGGCTTGCTTCTGACGCTGCTACTGAATCAATGACAGCCTACCTAGAAATGGTAGAGGCTGGGGATGCTCAGGATTTAGTCATTCAAAATATGATTGCCTCATTGAATGTCTCAGAAGCTGGATTAGCCGAAGATATTGTCAATCAGGTAATGATTGCCTCTTTAAACATTGACGAGGCAGCAAACGCTCAAGATTCGACTAACGCTACGAACTATGTCATAGTCACAGTAGTAGAATCGGGCAATGCAGTAGACGTTTATATTTGCGCTCCAATTTTCCAAAAATCGGATAAAGTTTGGCACGTTTCACCAAGACCGACAAACTGGCAAGCAGCACAAAGATTGGATTATTGGCACGTTTCACCAAGACAGGATTATTGGCAAGCTCATGAATAGTTACATTTTAGAAAAACGGACTTCCGAGTCAATCTATTACGATATTGATTGCACCTATATTCTCGACACTTTGGAGACGATAGATAGCATTACTTCAGTTTTAGCAGACCAGCCCGGTCTTGTCATACTCGCTCCAGCCGTAAACCCAATTCCAATCACTTTTCCCGACAAGCAAGTTGCTGCCATTGGAAAAGTGATTTCGGTTCAAATTTCAGAAGGAATAATTCCTGACCCACAAATCAATCAACTCTATACAATTAGAGCAATATTTGAAACAAGTGACGGGAATACTAGGGAAGCCACTGTTTTATTGAACGTGACTAATATCCCTACTCAGACTGGAAGGATTTGCTAATGCCACTTAAAGAAGGTTCCTCAAAAGAGGTAATTCAGGAAAACATTCGTGAAATGATTAAAGCTGGTCACGACCCTAAACAGGCGATGGCTGCAGCTTATACCAATGCTCGAAAGCATAGCGGAGTCGATTCAGGCGCAGGAAACACTGATTTGGTAGCTTTTGTAATCTTTGTTTCAGACAATAAAATCCTTTGGATGCGTAGATCCGATGACAAATCGTGGAGTTTCCCCGGTGGTCACGTTGAAGAAGGCGAAGCTGCCATTGAAGGCGCAATTCGTGAGTGCCGAGAAGAAATCGGTCATGCGCCAAAATCAGGTCTCCAGTTGATTTACGAGGAGCCTACACTTTGTATATACACTTGTGCAGACGGGGAATTCATTCCCAAGCTCAATTATGAGCATGACGCATTCGTTTGGGCTTCGCTAGAAGATGCCCCAAGCCCTATTTTCCCTGAATTGGAGATTAAAGAAATGGCTAGTTCAGGAATGGATAAGCGAGAGTACGACACTAATGGGTGGTTTGAGGTAAAAGACAACCCGCTTTCAATGGTCGGAGTATTCCCTTACTCGGGTCGATCAATCGACCCAGCAGCAGACCCTGACAGGGTTTATATGGTCTACCGTCCTGCGGAAGAACTAGGAACCAATGATTGTATCGATTCATTCAAGCTAATTCCTTGGATTGATAATCATGTCATGTTGGGCAGCGAAGATGCGGGACTTACTCCATCGGAGCAAAAAGGTGTGCAAGGTGTTATCGGTCAAGACGTTTATTTTGACGGTGACGTTTTAAAAGGTAATATCAAGGTATTCTCCGAAGCAATGGCTAACCTCATTGCTAACGGAAAAAAGGAGTTGTCCTGCGGATACCGATGCAGATATGAATATGCCCCCGGTGTTTACAACGGGATAGATTATGATTATGTGCAACGGGATATTCGAGGCAATCATCTAGCCCTAGTCGAGAATGGACGTATGGGTCCCGATGTGGCAGTTTTGGATCATTTCACTTTTACAGTAGATAACAAGGAGTTTTATATGGCTGAAGAAAACAAAGAAGTCGGGGCTGCAGAGTCTCGAATGACTTTAGAGGAAGTTCACAAGTTTCTCGAAGAAGTTATGCCTAAATTGGCAAAAATTCAGGAATTGACTGGTCAATCTTACGGTGCTGCTGGCTTAGAAGCAGTTGCAGACGAAGATATGTCCAAGCCTGAAGGTGAAGAAGTAGCCCCCAATGAAGTTGAGGACGAAGAAGAAGATCCTATTCCTCAAGGTGGTGCTGCTGAAGAACCAAAAGAAGACGAACGTGCAAACGGCATGGATACTGCCGAAATCGTGCGTAAAGTCGAAAAGAATTTGGCTAAAAAGGCTAAGCTATATAACGAGCTGTCTGCTCATATCGGTGCGTTCGATCATGCCGAAATGGACTTAGACGCTATGGCTCAGTATGGCTGCAAGAAACTTGGCTTGGAAGCTCCGAAAGAGGCTCGTATCAGCTCTATTGAAGCATTCCTAAAAGGCAAGGGTGCTCCTGCAAAAGCAGCGATGGATGCTGCTTCTGTACGCAAGGGCAATTTCGTTCAACGTTTTTTAGAAGGTAAATAATCATGACTGCTGCGACTTTTCAATCCACAGTTAACGTCAATTTGGGTTTTGGAATTCCCGGTGAATTGATTGTTGACGGACCACAACGTGTTGACTCACTTACTCTTGACGGCACTGGTGGCACTATTGCTCTAGCGTTTACAAAGAGCTCTACAACCAATATCGCTACTCAAGGTGGTGCTATTGTTGCTGGTACTAATTTGTTTGCTGGTATTTTGGTTAACCCAAAAGCCTACGCTTCTTTCGGTGCTGCAAGTGCTCCATTAGATCCAACTTTGTTCTTGGGTCCAAATACTCAAGGCGAGTTCTTGACTATGGGTACTATCGTAGTGACTTTAGTTGGTGCTGCTGAAATTGGTGACTTGGTTCAATACCAAGAATCCACTGGTATCCTCTCTGCAATCACTCCGGGTACTTCTCCAGCTACAGGCTATGCCTTGGTTCCTAACGCAGTTGTTTGGAACTATGCTCAAACTGCTACTGGTTTGGCAGCTATTCGTCTTACCAACTAATTAAGGATCAATTATGAATAAATCTATTGAACGCAGCTCATTATCGCCTCGCCAAGTCGGTGCGATGTCAATGTCTGCCGATGACGTTTCCGATTACGCTGCTCTCGGAGATCTCGGCATTAATTTTGGTGCTCAAAACATCAAAGCAATGGCAAACTATGCAATGGACTCAACGAATCAAGCTGACGTATCAGCTCCTTCGATTACGACTCCAGTGCAGTTTTTGCAAAACTGGCTCCCCGGTTTCGTTAAAGTTATCACTGCTGCTCGTAAGATTGATGAGCTCGTTGGTATCTCTACAACTGGATCTTGGGAAGACCAAGAGATCGTTCAGGGTCTGTTAGAGCCTATCGGTAATGCCGTTCCTTACGGTGATTACACAAACGTTCCTTTGGCTTCATGGAATACCAACTTTGTTCGTAGAACTGTTGTCCGTTTTGAAAAGGGCATCAAAGTAGGTATGTTGGAAGAAGCTCGTGCAGCTCGTATCCGTATCAGCACTTCTGCTGAAAAACGTGCTTCTGCAGCATTGGCTCTTGAAATTCAACGTAACTTAGTTGGTTTCTACGGTTTCAACAACGGTAGCAACTTGACTTACGGTTTCTTGAATGATCCGGGCTTGCCAGCATACGTTACTGTTGCTGCAACAGGTACAGGTAGCTCAACATTGTGGTCTAACAAGACTTTCTTGCAAATCGTTGCTGACATTCGTGTTGCTGCAGCTCAGTTGCAAACTCAGTCTCAAGACACAATCAACCCTGAAGATGCAGAATTGACATTGGCATTGCCAACCAATTCATACCAATATTTGTCAGTTACTTCTGACTTTGGTATCTCAGTTCGTGACTGGTTAAACAAAACCTATCCAAAACTGCGTGTAATTTCAGCTCCTCAGTTGAACTTGGCTAACGGTGGCGCAAACGTGTTCTACCTCTATGCTGAGCACGTTGAAGATGGCGCAAGCGATGACAGCCGTACATGGGTTCAAGTAGTCCCAGCTAAATTCCAAGCTTTAGGCGTGGAAAAAATGGCTAAGGCTTACGAAGAAGACTATGCCAACGCAACTGCTGGCTGCTTGTTGAAGCGTCCTTACGCTGTTGTTCGTTACTCAGGCATTTAATAGATAGGGCGGTCTTATGGACTGCCCAATCTAGCTGATGTAAGATAGGATAGACGAGAAATCCCGTCTTTCTAAACATCAAAAAGGATAACGAAAATGGCTAAAAATTATGTGTTTTCAACACTAGCTAA